TAAGTGAATATATCGAAGTGAGTGCCCAGGTTCCGATTGCTGAAACGATAATTGTAGGCGAGGTGCCGCTATGCAATATACCGTTTAACCTTACAGTTAAGGCATGTTAAAAGAAAAAACCCGATAATTTTCGGGTATAAAATATACTAGGGTATCAATACTGATAGCAAGAGGTGATAGACATTGTATGCATACTACCATGAACATTTTGAAATATGTGAGTGGGAAGGATCTTTCAGGGTAACCTGTGTTTGTGGTAAGGACTTTATTTGGAGCGCATTGCCCAATACTACTGAACATCATAGATGCCCTCATTGTTCAGAGCGTTGGGACATACAATATTGCGGATATACAGAAATCTTAATAAAAAGGATTAAATCAGGGGCGGAACTAAAATTAAGACTCAGTTCCCCCCTCAGGGTTGTAAAGTCTTGATTTGCTGAGCGTAGTACGGACTTTGGCCTTGGCCTTTTTACGCATGGCTAACCGTGCCTCTTCCTCGGTCATCGATTCCAGGTCAACCTTTTTGAGTGTTACCGCCTTGTGATTGAACAGGGCGGTTCTTATTTTTTCGATGTTTTCTCTTTTTGGATGTGGTCCCAATAGGAAATGAATATAATCATCCCATACGGCCGGGGGGATAGTTAAGTTGTCCAAGCTGCCCAAGACTGTTTTGCTGGCTTCCCTGAAATACATCAATTCCTGGTAGGTAGGAGTCAATAGTATAGAGGCCAGCAATGCCTGTATCCTTCTCTTGGCAAAAAGCTTAGATTCCTGAGCCTTAAACAGAGCGTTACTTTCCTCTTGTGAGGCTGCGCCTTTTAAAATAATAAACCTTTTAATGCAGCTGCTGCCAACAAGAAATCTTTTTTGGGTCGCAGAATTTACAATTTCATAATTCTCTTTAAGGCCGGTATGATTACATAGCTCGCAATCCTCAACGAATCGTTCATTGCCCTCATCAATAATATTAATAAATTCCCATTCTCTTCTGGCTTCCTCAAAATCATCACTTATACTGGCTTCCAGAATCCTTTTCCGGATTAATGGAAAATCCCGTTGGCTTGGTTCATGAATTTCCGCTGCTGTTTTTCTTCGCCTGTCCCGTCTTAACCCCTGTAAACTACGGTACCTTTTTGACATAGCATCCCGTCCCTTCTTGAGTTGCCAGTTTACGGCGGTGAGCAAACCTTGCACGGCACGTATCCAGCCTTTCTCGCTTCTTCTGCACTGTTGAACTCAACCAGGTTGGCCGGACTAATTTTCTTTGCCCAACGGCAGTCAGGGTAGTGATATTTGTTACTCTTGGCCGATGCAACAAAGGTTTCTGATGATACTGCCTGGCTGGGAGTAGTTTCTGGCTCTGCTTCGGTAACTTCCATACCCCAAAGCCCTTTTCCGGCCTCCCGGGCCTCCGTCTGGTACTTGGTAAAATAGTCAACATATTTGACATTGGGCGGGATCGTCATCAGTTGAGCATATCCACCCAGGAGCAGGGTGGCGTTAAACATTTTAGAGCGGATTTCTCCGTCATTTATGCTCTTAGGAGGGCTTGTCCACACATAAGCAAGCAGTCGGCCGTATTTATCCCGTTCGGTAACGTCGGTTTCCAGGTATATCTGTTTGCCGGTAAGTTGCTTCGTGGTAAATGCGGATGCCTCTGGCCCGTATGGTTCCACTGGTTGGCTTGGGTGTTTAGTTTCCGGGGTATCTACGCCGATAAACCGCACCTTTTCTTCTTTACCGTTGATATTTACGAGAATGGTATCCCCATCGGTAACGCTGATAACTTTGGCTAAAAGTAATTTTATCGGTGATGCTGGATTGGATGTTGTAGCTTGACCTGCTGACGTTGCGGCAGTGATTTGGTTAGACGACGGGGTAGGCTGTTGCTGATATGTGGACTGCTGAGCTGTTTGTTGGGATTCCGTTGCAGCTGGCGGGGTATTTTCCACCGGTTGCGGCGTTTCTGGGGCAAAGGCAAACCATCCTATACCGACTACTAGACCAATGGATAGCAATATTGCTTCAAGCTTAAATGGTTGCTTGGCGTTATATTTTTTGTAAAGCTGGTACCCGGCCCAAGCTGCTAAGGCAATGCCAGCTATGCCTATTATGTTTTTTATGATCCACATTATTATTGCTAATATGATGAGACCGGCTATTAGATAGAAACAGCCGGATTCTTTTTTTGCCATTGATTTTACATACCTCCTTTTTTCTTAACTTCAACAACTTTATATTGGCGCATAATAATCCCTCCCACATCCTATCCTGCCTGCCGGACTTCCATTAAGTCGGGCAGGCTTAATCTAAACCTCGCCATATCATAAGTTACATCGAAATAGTCCGCCAGCTCCCACGCCTCTAAAATCCCTTTCCTGAATGCCCGGACCAGCTCGTCCAGCGGCATCAACCACTTTGCTGCCCACTTCAAAGCTAAATGCTCTGCTCGGCTCACCTCCATGCGGTCCCGGTAGTGAAAATATGTACGCGGAATCCGGTAACCCATAGTAGTAAAATGATGGCCCAGCTCCTCAGCCAATACGCATCGGAAATAAGCCCTGGGCGCATGGTTAAGAGAATTGGCCAGCCCAATCACCGGCGGCATACCGGGTACGGCCCAATAAATCGCCTCAAGCGGCTGCTCGAAGTCCCACCACTCAATGAATATCCGCTCTCGTTCAGCGAGCTGGAACAACTCCATCGGCATAACATCACCTGCCCGTTCACAATATGGCGAAAAATGTCGAACGCCCTAAATAAGCTGAAACCTGCTACCCTGGATAAAGTAGCAGGTTTACTAGTCCTTCTTTTTGCCGTATTTGCGGAGAATGTAGTCCTGAAACTCTTCCAAACTGCGCCGAGCTTCCTCCGGCAGTTCCCTCAACGGATCATCCGTGCGGTGAGCGGCTATGGTTTCGATGGGGGTTTTTATATCTGTTTTCCCGAGCAAATAATCGGTAGTGACTTTAAAAATATCAGACAGTTTTAATAGTGTAGCTGTATCGGGTTCAGCTTTACCTGCTTCCCATTTTGCAACGGCTTGTTGAGTTATTCCTAATAAATCAGCTAGTTTTTGCTGAGATAATTCACTTTTTTCTCGCAGATCTTTAAGCCTTTTTGGAAACACAGCCAAACACCTCCTGATTGTTTTAATTTTACAACATACAGTTGTAATTTGCTATAATTACAACAAAATTTCTTATTTTGTGCTTGACAACAACTATAAGTTGTATTACTATAAATACAACGAAATGTTGTTACGACAACCAGAAGGGGTGGAGGTGATACTCTTGAGAAATTGGTTAAGAGAGATAAGAGCAGATAAATCTCAAGAATACGTTGCTAAAGTGGTAGGAATAAGTCAACAAATGTACAGCTGGATTGAACGAGGAGAGAGAACTCCCTCCGTAGAGGTTGCCAAAAAAATAGCAGCAGTGCTGGGTTTTGATTGGACCCGTTTTTATGAAGACGAGCAGGCGGCCACCGCAGAGGAGGGCCCCCCAAAGCGCGAGGCCAGTTAAGGAGGTGAGAGGGGATGGATGAAAAAAGTGAAGCGACGTTAAAGATGGAAGAGGCCGTTAATGCGATATGCAAAATCCTCCAGGATAATGATTTCTCGATTAAGACAGGATTGGCCGCCTTAGAGTATGCCAAAGCGGCCATACAACAGAGTAGTAAGTGTGTTGCGGAACCTTTTGACTTAATCAAGTTCGTGACTGGAAACTGAGTCAAAAACGCTCATTAGGTAATCATAGACACTTTTATAATGCTTTAGCATGTGGAAATGCATTTCTTTTTCAGTTAACGAAGCCTTATTATCTAAAGCCTTCTCGTACATGGTTTTTGCAGAAATAATCGCTAAGTCATGACAGATTTGTTTTTGATTCATTTATTACCCTCCTTTCGTTGTGGAATTAGTGAGCCTGGACAACTACCAATTTCGCCGTGAAGGAGGAAAATCCTGTATGTTATTGTAGGTGCGAGGCCAGCTAAGGAGGTGAGCACCATGGTACAAGGCGTATATGTCTGCCCACACTGCGGATTCTCCGGGAAATTGCCAGCTAACTACTGCGAGAAATGCGGCAGGCCGCTAAGAAAGGAGATGATTAACTGATGAACGAGCTGCAAAAGGTTTTTGAATATCAAGATAAGCAGATAAGAACAGTTGTTAAAGACGATGAACCCTGGTTTGTGGCTAAGGATGTTTGTGATGCCCTGGAAATTGACAGCACCCAAACCAGGAGACTTGATGAAGATGAAAAGGGGTTGTGTTTAATACAGACCCCTGGCGGTCCCCAGGAAATGCTCGTTGTAAATGAGCCTGGTTTATATTCATTAATACTTGGAAGCCGCAAACCGGAGGCTAAGCAGTTTAAGCGCTGGGTTACTCACGAGGTGCTTCCTTCAATCCGTAAAACCGGCCAATATGTAGTGCCCACATTAACCCCCACAGAAGCACTGCTGCAGGCCGTAACCATTCTGGATCAGCACGCCAAGCAACTTAAGCGACTGGAAGCTGCCCAGGCCGAGAGTAGCCAAAGGTTAGAGATTCTCAACCATCGGGTAGACAGCCTGGATGCCGTCAACGTAGTTGGTGATCCCCGGCAGCGACTAAACCGAATGGTTCAGAAATATGCCAGGCAAAAAGGGATTTTGTTTAACGTAGCCTGGCATGATTTCAAGCAAGCTTTTAATACTGCATACCGGACCAATTTAGAGCTGCTCATATTGAATTTTGAACGGAAAACCGGGATGAAGAAGGTTACCATTCCGCAATATTTAGCTGCTACCGGCAAGCTGGAAGATGGAATCCGCGTAGCTGACAAGCTGCTCAACCAAGCCCAGGCCAGCTAAAGCCAGTTAAACAGGAACATTTTACCTCGCAGTTTTTCGCCAGGGACCCAATAAGCTTTACTGAGGTGGTTTCAATGGCCCAGGAACAGATAACAATCAAATCAACCGTATACGATGGTCCTGACCGCGAGGAACGCCTAAACAGGATATACAAAAAGCTGCTTCAGTGGACTCTGGAGAAACGAGCTGCTAATGCACAAAAAACGGGGGTTGAACAGTGCCCGGTGAGAAAACGGTTGAGGTAGAGAGGAGGGGTTGAAATGAGCATGCCCAAAGTGTCTGCTGATGATATTGAGTTTCTCCGCCAGGCCATGCGGCGTGAGCCGGTGGCATGCATCATGGCGCGGTTGAAAAATGACACTTGGCCGGTGGAAATTTGCCGCAGGGACGGGTATTTCGAGGTCTGCGGCCGGGGCACCCGCCTGGAAGTTTACCTGGCCCAAACCGGCGATGGCCTTCTGGTTTCGGTACCGAATTTCAACCGGTGCGGCCATGTGCCGGCGGATTGCAATGCCTACGACGTGGCCGACTACGTTGGTATCGAGAACCGGGTTGACGCCACCACCCTAGCGGCCGCCATCCGGTACATTATCTCTGCAGGCCTTGCGTGCAGTCACCCCTCAGTTTCAATGCTACCAGAGAAAGGCGGTGATAAATAGCCGGATGGCTCTACAGATGGGACAGCTCGACATGCCTTAACTCTACTGGAAGGAGGTGATAGGGATGTCAATCGGGCAGGCTCTACGGGAAGCCAGAGAGCGGCGGGGCATGACGCAGGAAACGGCTGGCCAGATCGGCTACGTAAGCAACAAGATGGTATCGGCCATCGAGTGTGGCCGGCGGGCAGCCGGCCCGGATGTCCTGGAGCGGTTGGCGACCACCCTGGATTATCCCAGGCTTTACATGGAAGCAGCAGCCGATGTCACAGGCGGAGTTTACGCCTCACCCTGGTTGGATGGCGACGGCGTGGATCTGCATCGGACAAGTGTCTGGGCCAAAACCTGCGAGGAACTGCAGGAGGCCATCAAGGTTGTGTCGGCTGCCGACGTGGTGAACGCCCCGAGCCGGGCCGACGAGGCTCACCGCCAGGCTGTTCACGACAGCATGATCCAGATCCTCGACGCCAGGGTAGCCATCGACCACTACCTGGCGGTTATGTGCGAGGAATATGGCTTCAGCATTCTGGCGGTTTATCAGGAACATCGCCGGAAATTAGAAAGCCGAGGCTATATATCGCCCCGGCCAAAAAGAAAGAGCGCTTCGTAAGCGCCCATCCGAAATTACCCTACCTCTATTGTATCACGCCTACCCGGCTGACACAAGAGGGGAATGAAAGGAGGCCCGCAGAGTGGCCAGACAACCGAAAGACCTTGAATACCGAGCTGAATATGAGCCTGACATGGCCAGGATGGTCAGGGCCCTGCGGGTCCTCCTGGACTACGATCCAGGAAAGGAGAATGACCATGGAACAGGCTCAAAAATCAGACCGGTGCATGAGGTGCAACCGGGCCTTGAGCAATCCCCACTCCATTGCCCGGTGCCTTGGACCAAAATGTTATAAGAAGGCCGGCGGCGGGGTGTTCGACGCCGATTTGCAGGCGGATGACAAAGAGTGGGCCAGCCGGGAGGAGTTGCTAAAGGCCGGCGGAGAGATTGATCTGGGGGTGAACTGGGATTACCCGGACCCTGGGAACATGATCAGGAGCTACCACATGCGCGTAAGCGTGAGATATAAGGACGGGGCCTTTGAGGCCTACGGATGCCTGTTTAAGCCTGGCAAGGACCATGAGGAAGTTGTCTTTGCCAAAGGCCAAGACTTGAAGGTTATTTATCGCGAGGCCATTGCTGCTGGTCCAACCGCGACGGCCCAGGCATACCAGGCCAGGAAGCAGGCATTCAGGGCAGCCAAACGGGCCATGCGGCGGGCCGGTTAGGGAGGTACAAAGATGAGACAGATGATCGCGGCCTTTGCCGGCCGCAACGCGGACTTTCGGCTGTACTTGCTCGCCATGCGCACCTGGCTCGCCTGGGAGGCAGCCGGAGCGGCCAAGAAGGCCGTAAACCAATAACGAGGGAGGATGTCACATGGATAAACAAGCATTAATCGAGCGCCTGCTGGCGCTTCCGGTTGATATCGAGGCAGCGGAAAAGCATGTATTGTCTATGTCCCAGGCCGTTGACGCGGCTCGGGAGCAAGTGGCGGTCATTGAGAAGGACGCCATTGCAGGCAGTGGCCCAGTTGTTAAGCAAGGAGGTGGCGTAAGTGGCAGTTGACAAGGCTCTGGTTCGCAACCAGGACGGTCTGATGCACTTGGAGGGAAGTAACATCCACGATATGGCCGTGCGGCTGAGTGAGATGAAGCAGAAGCTGGACCTGGTCCAGAAGTTTTTCAAGGACGTAATGGTCAAGGATGTGGACTACGGGGTTATCCCGGGGACACAAAAGCCTTCCCTCTACAAGCCTGGGGCCGAGAAACTTTGCGAACTGTATAACTTCGCCATCGTCATCGCGGAGAAAGAGGAAGAAAAGGACCTCCAGTCCGGCTACTACCGGGCAAAGCTAGTGATCCGCCTGGTGCACCGCGGGACAGGAGCATTGGTGGCCGAAGGCGCAGGCGAGGCCAACGTCTACGAGAGCAAGTACCGCTGGCGTTGGGTTTATGAGCGGGATTTGCCCAAGGGAGTCGATAAGGAGTCCCTGGTATGCAAGGAGTTTGAGGGTAAGAACGGCACCTATAAGAAGTACCGGATTGAGAACGCCGATCTCTTTGACCAGTGGAATACCGTCCTCAAGATGGCCAAGAAACGGGCGCTGGTAGATGCGACCCTTTCCGCCACAAGGTCCAGCGGTATCTTCTCCCAGGCCGAGGATGAACTCGACGCCTGGATTGAGGGCGAGGCCGATGAGGAGCCGGTAGAACAACCATACACCAAGCCGCAACAGACACAGCAGCCGCGGCAGCAGCAACAGCGGCAGAGCGCCCGGACAGAGAACAACAGGAATTCATCCCAGGGCCAGAGCCGTGGCCCGGCCAACCCCAACGCACCGGCCAGCGAGGCCCAAGTAAAAGCGATCTTTGGCGCCGGTAAGAGCAAGGGGTTGTCGAGCGACGACATCAAAGAGATTGTTTTTCGCCAGTCAGGTAAAGAGGTCAATGGGTTGACCATGGGCGAGGCCAGCAACCTCATAGGGATGTTGCAAAACACCAGCAGGGACGACCTGATGGCCTTGATTGCCGCATCGTTTAGTGATGACTTCGGCGAAGAACCGCCTTCCCTGTTTGGGGGTGGGCAGGCATGAAAATCGCCCATCTGGGAGACGTTCACTGGGGCCTGGGGTATCCCGGGCCCTCCCCCGAATCCCGCTTTGAGGATATTACCCGGGTCATGGACTGGGTTGCTGACCGTATAATTGAGGAACGATGTGACCTGGTGCTGTTTGCCGGCGACGGCTTCAAAGACGCCCGGGTATTCCTGGACCGGGCCAGTTTGGAGATTAAGGCCTTCGTTGGCTGGCTGAGGAAGGTCGCGGCGGCTGGCATCCCGGTGATAGCGATAAGTGGCACGCCTAGCCACGACGCCATTGCAGCCTACAAATTGATCCAGGAGATGCAAATCCCTGGTGTCGCCATAATCACAGATCCCATGGTCATCCGGCAGGAAGGGCTATCCATTGCCTGCCTGCCGGGGCTCAACCGGTCCTCGCTGGTTACCCAGGAGGAATACCGCAACCTTCCACCCCACGTAATCCACCAGATGATGACAGACAAAATCACGGAAACATGCCAGGAACTACAAACGAAGTGCGAGCGCCCGACTATCCTTCTTGCCCACATTACCTATGACCTGGCGGACAAGGGCTTTGAGGACGTTCTGATGCAGCATGAGCCGGTGCTCACCCAGGAGGCGATCCATGACTTTGACCTGGTATGCCTGGGGCACATTCACCGGCCGCAGCAAAACGGAACCGTGTTTTACTGCGGGAGCCCGGAACGTCTGGGTTTCAACGATGAGGGCGTAGAAACCGGGGTCTGGCTACATGAATTTAGCGAGGCAGGAGCGATAACATCTCGGTTTATCGAGACCCCGGCTCGGGAGTTCGTGACCTTGGACTTTAGCGAGGGTGCAGTTAAGGATTTCCTGGATCGCGGGCTGCCACTATCGGCTGTTGTCAAGGTTAAAAACGCCGTGGTGCGGATCAAATATTCCTGTCCCGAGGACCTAGCCAAGATGCTGGATCGCAAAGCCCTAGAAAGGGCCATGTATGAGGCCGGCGCCTTCTATGTGGCCGAAATCAAGGCAGACGTTCAGCGGCAGGAGAGAACCAGGGATGAGGAGGTCACCGAGGCCCTAGGGCCGGTAGAGGCCCTGGCTAGGTGGGCCCGTCAGCAGGACATGCCGGATGAGGAGATCGTGACCCTGCAGGCCATGACTGCAGGGCTTTTGGAGGAGGTGACGATATGATCCCTCTGCGCATTGAAGTGACCAATTTCGGAGCTATCCCGCATGCGGACATTGACCTCTCCAATGTTGCCCTGGCGGCCGTAGCTGGTCCAAACGGAGCCGGCAAATCAACACTATTCACTATCGCCCCGATGTTCGCCCTTTTCGGGGCCACGAAGAACGGATGTAGTGTAGACGATATGGTCCGCACTGGCACACAAGAGATGGCCGTCAGCTTTGAGTTTGAGCACAGGGGAGAGACCTACCGGGTTACCAGGACCCGCAGCAAGAAGGGCAAGGGTAAGAGCACCCTCGAGCTGCAGCACCTGGTAGGCGGCCAATGGGTGAGCGAATCCGGGACCACCATCCGGGAGACGGATGAGAAAATCAAGGCGTTGCTCAACCTCGATGAGGAGACCTTCGCCGCATCAAGCATGATCCTCCAGGGGCGGGCGAACGAGTTCACGGCCAAGCCCCCCGGCCAGCGGAAAGCGGTCCTGGCTCAAATCCTCGGGCTGGAGGTTTACGACGTCCTGCAGGAAAAGGCCCGGGAGAAGGAGCGGGCCGCCCATGTAGCCCTGGAGAAAGCCAAGGCCAAGGCAGCGGAACTGGATGAGAAGCTGCAGACCCGGGCCGGGCTGCAGGATGAATTGGCGGAGATAGAGACTCAACTGGCGGACCTGGCCAGGGAGATCGAGGGCAAAGAGGCGGAGTTGCTACAGGCCGAGGAACAGGCCCGAGGGGCCGCGGCCAAAGCTGAGCGGGCCAGAGACCTTGAAAACCAGATCAAGGCTTTGATGGATGAAATCACGGCCAGGCAACAGGAGCGCCAGAAGCTCCAAGAGCAGGCCGAGCGGGCCAGGAAGATGCTTGATGCCGAGGCTCAGATTATCGCCAAGGCCGCAGAACTGGAGCAGGTAAAACAGCAGATCACCGAACTCAAGACCAGGCAGCCCATACTGGCCGAGGCCCAGACAGAAGAAAACCGCATCGCAAGCGAGTTGCGCCGGATTGAGACCACCATCGGCAAGCTGGCATCCCAAATTGAGGCTACCCAGGCAGCCCTGGCCAGCAAGGAGGCTTTAGAAAAGGCGGCGGCCGATTACCAAAAGGTCATGACTGACCTGGAAGCATTAGATGCCCTGGCGGAAAAGTGGCGGACATTGGACGTGCAAGCTAAGGAGGCACAAGCGACATGGGGGCGAGCTGACGCGGAGTTTAAGGCCCGTCTCAAGGCGATAGAAAAAGAACTTGCCGATCTCCGGGCCAGGGCCGCCATGCTGGATGACAGCGGATGCATTGACCCGAAGCGGGCAGCCTGCAGGTTCCTGGCCGATGCCCAGGCCGCCAAGGCCCGAATACCCCAGGTCCAAGCAGAATATGAGGCGTTTGACCCTGCGGAGATCCTCCGGCTAGAGAAGGGCTGGCATGATTTAGAGGCCCAGCGGGACGCCCTGGGGTACGACCCGAAGGAACGGCAGCGCCTGAAAGACATGGCCGCAACCCTACGGCCCAAAGCTGAGCAGGCCGCCCAGTTGGCCTCCAAGGCCGAGTTGCTCCAGAACTTACAGGAGCAGCAGCGGAGTGCCGAAGAGCAACGGACCGAACTTGCCAATAGGCTTCAGGAGGTTCGACAGAAGATCGGACAACTGGCTGGCGAGTTAAAGACTCTGCCCGCCCTTGAAGAACGGGTCAAAAAGCTAGAAGGCTGGGCCAAGGCCAAAGAGGAACTGCCGGCGGCCCGCCAGATAGCGACCACCGCAGCAGAAAGGCTAGAGGCCATCGCCAGAGAGGTCGAAACAAAGGAAGGCCGGGCCAAGGAACTGGAGCAAGAACGCCAGAGCCTCCTGAAGGATGCCGCCCAAGCTCCCGCATACAAGGCCCGGGTCGAAGAACTAAGGCTAGAGATGAGACGGCTACAGGAGCAGCAAAACAGCACCTATGCTCGGGTAGGCAGTCTCAAGGCCCTACTTGAGGCACTGGACAAAGCCCAAGAGGAGCGGCAAAAGCTGGCCGCCGAGATGGAGCCCATGGCCAAAGACCTGACCCGGTGGCAGACCCTGGTCAAGGCCTTCGGCCGTGACGGGATACCGGCCCTGATCATAGAAAACGCGGTACCTGAACTGGAACGGATCGCCAATGAAATCCTGGGCCAGATGAGTAAAGGAGGGCACTCCCTGAAATTCGAGACCCAGCGCGACCTTAAGAGCAGGGCAGGCGTAGCAGAAACACTGGACATTATCGTTTCAGATTGGAACGGGGAACGGCCATACGAGACATTCTCAGGCGGTGAGCAATTACGGATTGACTTCGCCATCAGGTTTGCCCTGGCGGAGTTACTGGCCCGACGAGCCGGCTCCAGGGTGGAATGGCTGACCGTTGACGAGGGCTTAGGAAGCCAGGATGCGGAGCACAGGGGCCTGGTCCTGGAGGCCATCAGGGCGGTGGCCGACAGGTTTAAGAAAACCTTGGTAATCACCCACATTGAAGAAGCCAAAGCCTTCTTTGACCAGGTAATTTACGTGGAGCCAAACGGGGCGGGGACGGATGTGATGGTGGCATGATAAAGATTATTCCCGGCAAACACCTGGGGGCGTTCGGCTTGATGCCGGCCGCCCCGGGCACCTGCCCGGAGTGCGCGGTGGACCATCCACCCGAGTTGCCCCATAACCAGCAGAGTCTGTTCTACCAATACAAGTTTTATAACGAGTACGGCTGCTGGCCTACATGGGAAGACGCGATGGCCCACTGCAGTGATGGCATGAAGGCCATCTGGCGGGCAGAGCTGCGGAAGCGGGGTGTAGAGATATGAAAAACACAAAAGAATGGTGTCCACACTGTGGGCTTGAAGTGGAGATTCTAGCAGATACACCTTCCCCATGCCCAAGTTGTGGAAAAGTTTTGTTGCCATGTTCAACATGTAAAGATAGCTTAAGCGCTCCTTATTATGGTTGTAATTGGGCAAAGGAACGTGGTTGTTGGAGATTCCCAAGGCCTCACCTGGACATTGATTGCTATGCATTTTTAATACGCGCGACGGAAGCAAAAAGAAAAGCGCGAGGAATTACAACCCGTGAATTTGCACGGATGGCTAAATTAAAACCGTCTATGTGGTGCGATATACGCGCGTTCAGAAAAGTGGCAACCACAGACGAGTTGCGAAATATCAAAAAAGCCATTGAGGAGTTAGTATGATTTTAAAGTTATTGTCAGCATTACTTGCCTTTTTATCATCCATAGAGATGCTTTTAGGCAAACACGAACTAGCAATATTCGGTATTCTCATGGCGATATGGCTAAAACTTGTGGAAAATCATCGCACGTAATGAAAGGAGCGGTTTAAGTGATTATCAAGACTATTAACTTCGAAGATGCTCCGGAAGTAAGGGAAATTGCAAAAGATTTAATCA